CTATCGAGGCCTTTACTTACCCCGACGAGTTTGGTCAGTGCGATGGCACGGCTTCTCCCGAGCAGGGTGTTCTGGTTGCCCAGCAGAACCGAAGGGTGTTTGGTCTTTCCTATCGCACTCTGCTTGGTAACGATCAGGATGGTAATGACTACGGCTACAAGATTCACCTTCTCTATGGCGCTCAGGCGTCCCCCTCGGAGAAGGCGTACGCTACGGTTAACGACACTCCTGAGCCGATCACGTTCAGCTGGGAATTTACCACTACGCCGATTCCTGTCACTGACCTCAAGCCCACGTCGCTTCTGGTTATTGACTCGACTCAGGTTGATGGCACTAACCTGGCCACCCTTGAAGATGCGCTGTATGGCACGGATCTTGCTGATCCTCGCCTGCCTCTTCCTGATGAGGTCATTGGTATGTTTGCCGGTACGCCCACGGTTGTTACGGCCACTGAGCCTAGCTTCACGGCGGCCACTGGTGTCATTGTGATCCCCGTGGTTACTGGTGTTCGTTACCGTCGCGCTGACACCAATGCCGTTGTTACGGGTAACGTGACCATCAGCCCTGCTGGCGCATCGCTTGTCATCACTGCTGAGCCTACCTCTGGTGCTTATGTTCTCAGCACTTACAGTGATGATGATTGGTCGTTCACTCGCGATCCGTGATAGTTTGATAGAGGAGGCCAGAGAATGCTTAGTATTGTCGTAATTGGAGAAGAACTCTTCGACGAAGAAACCAACGAGTTCAGTACTGTTGGTGATGTCGTTTTAGAGTTCGAGCATTCTCTGGTCTCACTGTCAAAATGGGAAGCAAAACACGAAAAGCCATTCTTAGGTAAGACTGAAAAGTCAAAAGAAGAAACGTTTGACTATCTTAAGTGTATGGTTTTGACTCCGGATGTACCCGATGAGGTCTTTCTTCATCTGTCTCAAGACAACGTTGACGAGATTAATAGGTACTTGGAGTCAAAGCAGTCGGCTACCACGTTTAGCAACCTTCCGAAAGAGCGGGGTCAGTCAGAGACAATCACAGCAGAGTTGATTTACTATTGGCTTGTGACTTTTCGGATTCCGTTTGAATGTCAGCATTGGCATCTCAACAAACTTTTTTCTTTGATTCGAGTGTGCAGCGTCAAGAACGCTCCGCCTAAAAAGATGAGTAAATCAGAGATGATAGCAAATCGTAGTAAGCTGAATGCTCAAAGAAAAGCCGCCATGGGGACGAGAGGTTAAGTATGACTGCACTTGTTTGGGGTGAAGATACCAGATATGTCCAGGGGGTTGATCGAGGAGTTCTCCACAATCAAACCTCAGATACTATGGCAGTTTGGAACGGCCTAACTAAAGTTAGTGTCGAAGAGACTGATTCTCCGCAATTGATGTCCTCGTTTGACGGAAGCATTTACGCTAACCTGGTTTTGCGTGGGTTTTTGTCTATGAGTGTGGAAGCCTATTCGGTCCCCTATGCTATGATGGGGATGAATGGTGAGTTAGAGGCCATTCCGGGGTTTGTTCTTACAGGACAAGGTAAAGACCGATTTGATTTTTGTTATAGAACGTTTGAAAACGACACCGACTATAAATTACATGTTGTCTGGGACGTGGCTTTTACCTTAAAATCCAACAAAAGAGAAACCATAGGCAAAAGAGCACAAGCATTAGAGTTTAAATGGGTTGCTTAGGCCATTCCCGACGCTTCTATTACCTTTTGGCACCCAACTTCTTCTTTGATTGTGGACTCTAAAACCACCGATCCGCTTGTTATGGAAGAAATCGAAAACATGGTGTATGGGACCGAGCTTGCTGATCCGAGCTTTCCTTCACAACTGGACGTTCTGTTGGCTTACGTTAGTTAGGAGAATCATGGCTCGACTAAGCTGGGATAATGCTGGAGAAAAGCTATTCGAAACTGGTCTTGACCGAGGCGTTTTATATTTGTATGACGGGACCGGTGTTTGTTGGAACGGCTTAACCGATTTCAATGAGGGTGATGTAATCGGTCTTGACTCCTATGTTTACGATGGGTTAAAAACCGGCTATGTGTCTACACCCAATGGGTTTGCTGGTTCTTTATCAGCATACACTTACCCCGAAGAGTTCCTTTCTTACATAGGTATATCTACAAATGAGGATATTTCGGGACTTCAGATTCCTAATCAATTAGGTCGAAAAACTTTCGGCTTGTCTTATAGAACTTTGGTTGGCGATGATGTAGAGGGAACTGACTTAGGGTATAAAATTCATATTCTATACAACTTGACAGCTGTTGCTGATGGGATTGACTACGAAACTTTGTCTGATGATATAGAGGCAGTAGAGTTTTCTTGGTCCGTCCTGAGCACGCCAGAGCATCTAGAAGGGTTCAAGCCAACGGGGCATGTTATCATTGATTCCAGATACTTGAGTGAAGTTCGACTGGCGCATTTAGAGGATATTTTGTATGGGACGGCTAGCGCTGGCCCCAGACTTCCAGCTTTAAGTGACCTACTTGCCTCGGTGACAGACACATATTTGGTCACTATCACAGACAACGGTGATGGGTCATGGACGGCGGAAGGCCCAGATAATCTTGTCTCTATGACCGATGAGACCACCTTTTCTATAACATCATCCGGAGCATCCGTTTTGGATCCAGATACTTACGAAATTACTTCGGCATAAGGAGTTCAAATGGCCACGGTTACAGGACTTACAGCAGCAAGGATGGCTGAAATCGAAGCCGCCTCTATTGTTGATGGTGAAGTTGTTGGTGACAACCTCATTCTTACCAAGTTCGATGACACTACAATCAATGCTGGTAATGTTCGGGGCCCTCAAGGTGACACAGGTGCTGCTGGCGCAGATGGAGTCGGTCTTGCTACTGGTGGTTCAACCGGTCAGGTTCTTGCCAAGGTCGATGGTACAGACTACAACGTTGCTTGGCAAACAATTAACCGACTTGCCAATGTTACGTTAGAGTACACCACGTACAAGTTGGTATTGACGGACGCAGAGAGTATCATTATGATGTATGATACTTCTCCTTTGACGGTCCAAGTTCCAGAAGATGCCGATGAAGACTTTCCAGTGGGGACTCAAATTTCTATTGTGCAAGCTGGTACTGGCGAGGTCAGCATTGCTGGAAACCCGATTACTGGTGGTGGTAATGTGACGGTTACTGCTCCGGATCCGTATCTCCCTACTCTTTTGGGGCTTGGGGCGAAGGTGGATCTTATTAAACTTGGGCCCAATTCTTGGGTCCTTGTTGGTAATGGAAACCTTATCACCTCAGAGCTTGGGTGGAGAGCGTTCACTCCGAACATTGAGTCATCTGGCAGCTTTCCCGGGTTGGGCTCAACCGCAGTAAAAGAGGGCATTTACATTGTAGACTCTTGGAAGCGTGTTAGTGGATACGCAACGGTTCGTTGGAGTGGCGCCAGCCAGTCACAAGGCACTGGGTATTACTACATGAAGCTCCCACAAGACTATCCTGCAGTAAACATTGACCCAGAAGATTACAGTCCCATTGGCTCTATTAGTGCTGGCTTTTCTGGTCTTGGGCATGTGCATGGCATGCTTCACCTTAATGGTTGGGCATCTCCCGCACAAACTAACTGGGCTATTGGTGCCATGGATCTGGAAGGTGCTAGTTTTCTTGCGGCTACTATTCCTAGTAGAGGAACGTATGGCGATTGTGGAAACATTCACTACGTGTTTCAGTATCAGTATGACGACTCCTAAACGTTTCTAAACAAAACAGTCAAAATGGAAGTGATTTGCTATGGTTGTAGAATTCAACTCGGTTGGCGGATTCTTTCCTAACCTTATGGACTGGTTTAAGCGTATGAAAGACCCCAGTACGTTCAACACGGCTCTTAACTCTGGTGGTCAAGCCGGCGTATCCACGTTAAGTGCACATACCCCCAAAGACACTGGGCTTGCGTCTGAGTCTTGGGACTACCGGATTGTTGATGCAAAAGACGGCGCTAGACTAGAGTGGTTCAACCGTGACGTTGAGGGCGGAGCCACAGTGGTTCTACTGATCCAGTATGGCCACGGCACAGGAACTGGTGGGTATGTTGAGCCAACTGACTTTATCAACCCAGCTATGAAACCGGTTTTTGACCAGATCTTAGCAAACATTCTATCGGAGGTGAATCGGTGAGCAGCGTTGAGAATAAAGTAGTCTCTCTCACGTTCAATAACGCGCAGTTTGAAGCTGGAATTGCGCAGAGTATGGCTAGTATGCAAGCATTGCGTGCTAGTATTGACAATGTCGCTACTGGAAACGGTTTTGGGCAAATCCAAGCCGCTGCTGATTCGGTTAATCTCTCGCACATTGCGTCTTCTGTAGAGCAGCTAAAAAGCCGCTTCTCAGCCATGGGTGCCGTTGCTTTCTCCGTGATTCAAAGGATCAGTAATTCGGCGATGGACGCCGGTCAGCGGATTGTCTCTGGACTGTTGGATCCTTTGATTGCTGGCGGTCGTGCACGATCCCTTCAGATTGAAAACGCCAGGTTCCAGTTCCAAGGTTTAGGTATGGATGTCGAGCGCTCTATGGAGAGTGCTCTTGCTGCTGTGAAAGGCACAGCGTATGGCCTTGGTGATGCGGCTCAATTAGCGGGTGTCTTTGGTGCTGCTGGTATTGAAGCTGGGCAGGGAATGACCGATGCTCTTAGAGGCGTTGCTGGTGTAGCAGCGTTGACAAATAAGAGCTTCACGGACATCGGTATGGTTTTTCAGGATATTGCCACGCTTCAAAAAGTAACCGCTAATGACCTGAACTCGCTTGCATAGCGTGGCCTTGGTATTCAGAAGATTGC